TTCATTGAGACTAATGGGTATACATATTCATTCTTTGGCCGTAAAAGGCGTCTACCAAACGTATTCTCAGCGGACAAAGGAATTGCAGCGCATGAAGTACGTTCGGGAATTAACGCGGAAGTACAAAGCCTAGCCTCAGACGTAAATCTATTGGGGGCGATGGACACTCACGATGAGTTGAAGCGATTGAAGATGAAGAGTCAAATCTTTATGTTGGTACACGACTCTATTGTCGCCCTGGTGCCAGACCCTGAGGTTGAACACTACTGCGAGATCCTAAAGACAATGACTCAAGTAGATCGCGGTTGTGGTATTCCGGGCAGTCCTATTGGCGTAGATCAAGATGTGGGCCAAGACTACAGCTTTGACAAGTTCGAAGAACACTATACACTAGAAAACGGAATTCTTGTTAAAAATGCTTAATCAGATCCAGTTTCCAATCTATCACTTGGGTCATGACAAACCCAACCGTGAAAACACACGTTGGTATTACCACTACGAAACACACCACAAAGATGGTGAGGTAGATGTCAAGACCCTAGTAGTTGACGATACCGGTACACCAGGCAACAGTCTTGCCATGAGAAGGCTGCAATTGAAGAACAGTGGCGTGGCCTTGGCAAAGCTGAGACATGCAGTGTTTTTTCTAGGCGACATGATTAAGTTAAGCAAGGGTGGCACTTGGTTTATTGATAGTACCGGGTATGTTTTTGAGTACCGTAAGACCAAAAGGGTGCCTCTTGTGTTTAAAAGCATCAGTCAGATCATTCCTATCAAAACAGGCGGTGCCATTGTAGAAGTACAGGGCATTGGAACCAGATTCAAAGTTTTGCACGCGCCAAACCAAGACTGTAAATATGCCGGATTGTTATTGGTGGGTACAGGCTACTTGTTATACGGACTGTATCCAGACAAACTGACCGACACAGTAAGAATGGTATGACAGCAGAAAAACCAAAAGCAATTGTTAGCAATCGAATATACTTAAAACCAAAAAACCACGAACACCTAAAGCAGTTGATAGATAGCCTTACATACCGGATCGAAACCAGAGCTGGTCAAAAGGGCAAAACCAAGAAGATTGAAACTATCAAGAACTACAAGATTCTGCCACGAGACATAGTGAGTATTCCTCAGGGTCGATGGGACCTGATACCACCAGAGTATGAAATCGTAGATAAAAGGGTCACTCACGAAGTACCCTTCCCAAATCCACGATTCCAACTACGAGACAGTCAACAGCCGGTGTATGATCAAGTTGAGGACACCTGTTTCATAAACGCACTAGTGGGTTGGGGTAAAACATTTACTGCCCTACACTTGGCTCGCAAGTTTGGTCAAAAAACACTGGTAATCACTCACAATACCTTTTTGCGTGATCAGTGGATAGGCGAAGTACAAAGTCTTTACGGCTTGACGCCTGGAATCATTGGCAGTGGTGACTTTGATATTGAAGACCACTTTATTGTCATCGGCAACATTCAAACTGTCATCAAGCACATAGCAGTCTTGAGTAAGGAGTTTGGTACTATCATACTAGACGAAGCTCACCACGTACCTGCTGAAACCTTTGGGCAATTGATAGATGGTATGTATAGCCGATATCGCATTGCTTTAAGTGGTACAATGGAACGTACAGATGGCAAACACGTTGTATTTCGTGACTACTTTGGTGACAAGATCTACAGACCCCCACAAAGTCATACACTGAACCCAACGGTAAAGATTGTAAACACAGGACTGCACTTAAAAAATGATGGAACCTGGGTAGAAAAGATCAACGATCTACTCTACAGTGAGGACTATCAAAACTTTGTAGCAGCCATGGCAGCAATCCAGATAGGCCATGGACACAGTGTGTTGATAGTGGCTGACCGAACTGAGTTTTTGGAGAAAGTGAGAAACAAGATTGGAAAAGAAACTTGCGCGCTTGTTACAGGCTCCACAACATATGAACAACGCAAACACATCATTGAAGAACTCGAAAGTGAAACAAAAATGTGTGTTGCTGGAAGCCGTCAAATCTTCTCAGAAGGAATCTCCATTAACAGACTGAGTTGTGTTATATTGGCAGTACCTACCTCCAATCCCATCAGCTTAGAACAAATAATTGGGCGAGTCATGAGACTACACCCAAATAAACCAGATCCTATTGTACTAGACATAGCATTTGCTAGTGGACCAGAAAAACGTCAAGCCGCATTGCGATTGGGTTTTTATATGGACAAGGGCTGGACAGTAGAAAGATTGTAAGGCAAGATAAATTTTGACTTGCCACAATAAATCATAAATGCTATAATAGTATTTCTTAAGGCAGATAATGGCTTTATTTTTTAACTTAGAGGTCTTGGAGAGGGAAGCTGCAGGTGACCCCGATAAATTCTTAGCACTGCTTACCTATCATCACCGTGGCAGCATCCCCCTCAGCTCTAAATCTAAATATAAACCTAGTAAAACATCGTTAAAAGGCGGCAGTTATTTACTGAATCCTGACCCAGTATTGAACCTAGAAAACATTGACCCTGGTTATAGAACGCAATACATAAGGTTAGCAGGACGTCGTGACTGGTTCCTATACAAAACATACGGTGTAATCACACTAGACAGATCATTTTTTCCGGATCTTTTAATAGATAAAATAAAAAACAATCCATTATTAATTATTGAAACCAATCTAATCAAATTCAAATACGAGGAAATTTACAATGGCTCTAAAATTTGGCGAAACAAAAGGCAAGGCAGTTAAGAAGTCCGTAGAGGCTTATGAGTACAAAGACGGTGACAATACTGTTCGTCTTATCGGTGGGGTCCTACCCCGATATGTGTACTGGCTAAAGGGTACCAATAACAAAGACATTCCTATCGAGTGCTTGGCCTTTGATCGTGAAAAAGAAAAGTTTACAAACGTGGAAGTAGACCACGTACCAAGCTACTTCTCTGACAAGAAGTGCAGCTGGGCGTACTCAATCAATTGCATCGATCCCAAAGACGGCAAGGTCAAGGCACTGAATCTGAAAAAGAAGCTGTTTGAGCAAATCATCAATGCAGCAGAAGATTTGGGCGACCCGACTGATTATGATGGTGGTTGGGATGTTGTATTCAAGCGTACCAAGACCGGCCCTCTACCATTCAATGTAGAGTACAATTTAAGTGTGTTGAAGTGCAAGGTTCGTGCACTGACAGCAGATGAAAGGGCCCTGGCTGATGCAGCAGAAAACATTGATGCAAAGTTCCCACGTCCTTCTCCAGAAGAAGTAAAAGCCGCTCTCGAAAAGATTGTAGCAGGCGCTGCTAGTGATGGTGAAGACGGTGTAGACCCAGAGTCTATCAAAGAACTAGGTTAATTAAAAAGCCCCTAAGAACTACAACTCTTAGGGGCTTTTCTCACTGAGGTGTTATGAAGATACTATTTATAGCAGATATTCACATTAAGCTTGGCCAGAAAAATGTCCCTGTTGAATGGGCACGCAATCGATATGAAGTCTTGATGGATCAGCTGTGGGAGATTCAAAAAGAGTGTGATACCATGATTGTGGGTGGTGACATATTTGACAAACTACCGTCCATGGAAGAACTAGAAGTCTACTTTGATTTTGTAGCCAGTTGCAGCATTCCCACGTACATCTACAGTGGCAATCACGAAGCAGTCAAACGTAATACTACTTTTTTGACTAACCTCAAGGGCGCTACCAACAAGATCAATGAATTGGTGACTGTTGTAGACGACTACTGGCACAAATTGCCCGGCATTGATATTATTCCCTATAATAAGTTGAAAGAATGGGAAAAAGATCCCGACAATACTTTTTATAGCTTACACAACAGAATACTGTGCACCCATGTAAGAGGAGAGATACCACCACATGTTAAACCCGAAGTACCTCTGGAACTTTTTGACCGCTGGAGTTTGGTTCTGGCCGGTGACCTTCACAGTTATGACAATTGCCAGCGTAATATTCTTTACCCTGGTAGTCCCGTTACCACTAGCTTTCATCGTGGTCTTGTCGACACCGGCGTTATTATTGTGGACTCTGATACTTTGGAGCATGTTTGGAAGAAGCTAGAAGTACCACAGCTGATCCGTAAAACTGTTAAAGCCGGGGAGCCCATGGTTGCCACAGACTATCATCACACCATCTACGAAGTAGAGGGTGACATGAGTGAACTCAGTGGTGTAGAAGACAGCAGTTTGATAGACAAAAAGATTGTCAAACGTGAAACGGATACAGCACTCATCCTATCTCCAGAACTAACACTGAGTGAAGAAGTGTGCGAATACTTACGCTATGTATTGAACTTAAATGAAGACTCAATACAAAAAGCATTGCAGGAATTAAAAACCCATGAACACAGAATTAACTAATGCAATTGTATACAGTCAAGAAAATTGTTTTGCTTGCAAC